GCAAAGATATCAAAACCTGCTGAACCTGTTTCGTTAGGTTATAAACTTTTTCAAAGTAGAGAAAAACTTATAATCTTTACAGATTATATCGTAGATGATGAAGACGGAACACTTACGGTAGGTAATGTGACAACTATACCTGCTTCTTGGGTTCAAGATGTGACGGAGATAACATTTAAATAATATGGGTATAACAATAGAAGTAAGAAACAATAATATAGAAAAGGCCATAAGAGTTTTAAAAAAGAAATTAACTAAAGATGGTCAAATGAAAGAATTAAAAAGAAGACAATATTATCAAAAACCTTCTGCTATAAAAAGAGAAAAGAAAAAAGAAAATATTAGAAGGTATAAAAAAGAACAAAAAATTAAAGCATTAAAGGGAGAGTTATAGAATTATGAGATATCTTATGTTGTTAGTATCTTGTATGTTTAAATTGAAACAACGAAAGAAAAAGAGGAAAAATATAATGGCTAGAAAAACATTAGCAAAAAAAGTAAAAGTATTAAATCTTTTATCAAAAGGCGAACCTGTGACTTGGAAAACTTTAAGAAACAGATTTGACCTTACATCACCAAGAGCAATGGTAGATCAATTAAGATCAGAAGGCAATATGGTTTATATTAATAAGACCGACAAAGGTACGACATATAGACTAGGTACACCTACTAAATCTATTATCGCTGCTGGTATTAGAAAATTATACGGACCATTTAAATACGCTTATTCAGCGTAATTGGTTGTATAAATAGTAATGTTAGGCGACTCGTAAGTCCTGACATTATAAGAGGTAGAGTGTCTTCCGCAAAGACACCTAATTCGGTGATGTTTGGCAGTTTGTACTCCGTGACAAAAGAAACTGCCACTTTACGAGCCAATTGGCCTCCATAGTGCTGTAGATTGCAATGTTCTGGATAGAACCAAGGCAGTAAAAAGGATGTAAGATTCCGTAGGGTAATTTGGGGTGAGGCCTACCCAACTCGTATAAATAATAATGATAACGCCATAATGGGTTATCAAAAAATAAACTTGCTTATTAAAGGAGGATATAACATGACAAATAAAGCACTTTCTATTTTTAATCAATTAAGACCAGTAACCATAGGGTTCGACAATGTGTTCGATCATTTTGAAAGAATGTTTGACACACAGTTTGATTCTATTTCGGTTCCTAATTTCCCACCATATAATATCGTAAAGACTGGCGATAACGAATATGATGTTGAATTAGCACTTGCTGGTTTCAATAAAAAAGATATTGATGTTACCGTTGAAGATGGTACTCTAACTATCAAATCAATTGTCAAAGAAGCAAAAGATAAAAAAGAGGATGGAGTAATACATAAAGGTATTGCTAAAAGATACTTCTCTAAATCTTTTAAAATCGCTGATGATGTTGAAGTTAAAGGTGCCGAACTTAAAGACGGTTTGCTAAAAGTATCTTTGGAGAGAATTATTCCAGAGAGCAGAAAAGCAAAAACAATCAGCATTAAATAATCTAATAGAGGGTGGCGAATTATTTTCGCCACCTGCTTGACTTACCTATCGTGATAAAGTATAATTATTATAAACAATTAATAGTGAAAGAAAATATATTATGAAATTAAATCAAAACACAATAGAAACTCTTAAAAACTTTGCAGGTATTAATACTAACATATTAATCAAACAAGGTGATGAGTTATCTACAATCTCAACAATGAGAAATATATTTGCCAAAGCAAAAGTTTCTGATAACTTTACTAATGAGTTTGGCATATATGATCTAAACGAATTCCTATCAGCGGTATCAGGTTTTAGTAAACCTGAATTGTCTTTACAAGATAAGTATATGACAATATCTTCCGAAGGTAGTAAATCAAAAGTTAAATATTTCTATTCTGATCCTTCAGTAATAGTATCACCAACTAAAGAAGTTAATATGCCAGAGGCAGAAGTAACCTTTAGTTTATCATCATCAAACTATAAAGAACTGTTAAAGATGGCTGCAATATTAAAGTCGCCTGATTTAGCATTGATCGGTACAAAAGGTGGCGATATTGTTCTTAAAGTTTGTGATAAAAAAAATGATACATCAAATACATTTGATATTGTAGTTGGTCAAGGTGCAACAGCAGATTATACTTTCTATTTTAAAGTAGAAAATATGAAAATGCTAGATGGCGACTATGATGTTTCTGTATCATCAAAATCAATCTCACATTTTAAACATAAAAAATTACCTATTGAATACTGGATTGCTTTAGAACCAGACAGCACAATAACAAAGTAGGTCTGTAATGAATACAGATTTTTTATGGGTAGAGGAATATCGACCTAAAACTATTGAAGATTGTATCCTACCTGATTCTTTAAAAACTTTATTTACATCTTTTATTAAAAAAGGTGAACTATCCAATATGTTGTTTTCTGGTACTCCTGGTATCGGTAAGACCACAGTTGCAAAAGCATTATGTGAAGAACTTAATTGTGATTGGATTATGATTAACGGTTCTGAAGAAGGCGGTATAGATGTATTAAGAAATAAAATTAAAAACTTTGCTTCAACTGTATCACTATCTGGTGGTAAAAAAGTTGTGATATTAGATGAGGCAGATTATCTTAATCCACAATCTACACAACCTGCATTAAGAGGATTTGTAGAGGAGTTTCATAAGAATTGTAGATTTATTCTTACTTGTAATTTTAAGAATAGAATTATAGAACCTTTACATAGTAGATTTTCAAATATAGAGTTTAAAGTAAATCCAAAAGATAAACCTAAACTGGCAAGTAGATTGTTTGAAAGAGCAATCTTTATTCTAAAAGAAAAAAATATATCTTATGAGGATAAAGTACTTGTTGAATTGATAACAAAACACTTTCCAGATTTCAGAAAACTAATTAATGAATTACAAAGATATTCAGTAAGCGGTAGTATAGACGCTGGCATTTTAGTAAATGTATCAGATGAAAATTTAAAGACGCTAATAACTCATTTAAAAAATAAAGAGTTTAGTGACATGAGAAAATGGGTTGTCAATAATCTTGACAATGATCCTGTTAAAATTTTCAGAAAGATTTATGATACATTGTATTCTAATTTAGAACCATCTACTATACCTCATGCTGTTTTAATTATTGCTGACTATCAATACAAGTCAGCGTTTGTTGCTGACCAAGAGATTAATCTAGTTGCTTGTTTAACTGAATTAATGTCACAGGTCAAATTCAAGTGATATCATTACCAAATAAAAAATATAATATAATCTATGCTGATCCTCCTTGGCATTTTCAAAATTGGAATAACAAAACAGCACAAACAAATCCTAATCAACATTATCCTACAATGACAATGAAAGATATTGCTAATATGAAAGTTAATGATATTGCAGCTGATGATTGTATTTTGCTCATGTGGTGTACAGATCCTTTATTAGACAAACAATTACCCATTGTAAAAGATTGGGGTTTTACTTACAAGACAGTAGCCTTTCATTGGGTAAAAACTAATAAAGATAAAACTAAAAATTATTATTTTAAAGGTCCTGGTTATTGGACAAGAGCAAATAATGAGATATGTATTCTTGCAACAAAGGGTAAACCAAAAAGAGTAAGTGGTAATGTGGATAGATTAGTTGTAAGTGACAGACGAGAACATAGCAGAAAACCAGACATAATTAGAAAGCATATTGTGGATTTATGTGGTGACTTACCACGGATTGAATTATTTGCAAGACAAGAGTGGTCTGGTTGGGATCATTGGGGAAATGAATTATGAGTTATGAATTAAAAGACTATCTCAACTCCATAAACTTTAACAAAAAGAACTTGATGAATTCCGATGACAAGGAATGGGTCAAGAAATATCCTGCGTTTATTGTTAATAAAATATTGTCTGGTTTTTCAGATACTATAATGCTTGTTAATGAAGTAAATCGTAATCACTTCCTAGATAAGGATATGCAATATCAGTTTCTACTAAATAGTATTAGATCAAAGAAAAGGTTTAGTCCTTTTTTGAGAGCGAATAAATTGAAAGATATTGAAGTAGTAAAAGAGTTTTATGGATATAGTAATGAGAAGGCAAAGTCCGCTCTTGATATACTTACAAAAGATCAATTGAAATTGATTAAACAAAAATTATATAAGGGTGGGACCAAATGAATGAATTAGATAATGTCTGGCAACCAGAGAGTATGCTAGAAGTACAGTTAAAAGAACCTGATGATTTTCTTAAAGTCAGGGAAACACTTACAAGAATAGGCGTGGCTTCAAGAAAAGATAAAAAGTTATTTCAATCTTGCCACATATTACACAAACAAGGAAGATATTTTATAGTGCATTTTAAAGAACTGTTTGCTTTAGATGGCAAGTCAGCAAACTTTTCTGACAATGACGCTGAACGAAGAAACACAATTGCTCAACTATTAAGTGATTGGGGATTAATCGCTATATTAAATAAATCAATTGCTGAAAAGAAAGCACCTCTATCACAAATTAAAGTATTAAGTTTTAAAGAAAAGGGCGAGTGGGACCTTCAAGCAAAATATAATATAGGTAAAAAAGTAGAAGATGAAGGCACCAAAGTTTAGAGATTTCATAACTGAAAAAGTACAAAGAAGCGAAATACAAGTTGCTATCCTAACTAAAGTGGATGCTAACAGTAAAAGTATTGTTAGTAATATGATAGCAAAGGAATGTAAAAGCAGAAATATTCCTTGTTATATTATTAATACTTCTGAAGCATGGGTATCAAAAAATGATTTAGAAAAAGGTACTTTGTATGTATCAAACATAGACGGTAAAGATACCGAGGTAGAATTCGAGCTTTCAAAGACAATCTGCTTTGCAAGAGCAGGTGTTCTTGAAGACGAAACTGGTTTGGCATTATTATCTACATTCGAAAACGCTGGTGCGTTTATGATAAACACTAGAAATAGTATGCTTACTTGTGATAACAAGATGTCAGCATACATTTCTTTTGAGAGAGATAATATACCAACACCTAGAACAGCATTAATATCAAACGAAAAAGGATTACTTGACGCTCATAAAAGAATAGGCGATAAGTATCCTGTAATTATGAAGACACTAACAGGTACTCAAGGTATTGGTGTATCAATAATTGAATCTGAAAAAAGTTTAGTGTCTGTTGCTCAATCACTATGGAAGTTTGGCGCTGCTCTTTTACTTCAAGAATTTATGAAGTTTGATTTTGATATTCGTACAATTGTTGTTGATGGTAGAGTGTTAGCGTCAACAAAAAGAATAAGTGCTAAAAAAGATTTTAGGTCTAATAGACATAGAGAAGCAACTACTGAACCTTACAAACTTTCAGATGATGAAAGAAAAGTGGTATTAGACGCTGCTAGATCAACTGGTGCATTTATGGTAGGTGTTGACCATGCAATAGTCAATGGTAATTACTATGTGTTAGAGTGTAATGGATCACCAGGTGTTGGTTCAAACTTTGCTTTGTATAATACAAAGTTAAGAGATAGATCACATATAGGAAAAAGCACACCCGACAATGTTATAAAAGGATTATTTAATTATCTAACCCAAGATGTGCATAGAAAACATTCCTTTACAAAAGAGGCAGGGTTTCACGAAAGAATTACTATTGATGGATACGGACCTGTTAGAGCTAAATTTGATACAGGTAACGGTACTCAAGCATCCATGTTTACAGTTGATAAGATAGATGTATCAAATAAAACAGTTAAGTGGGAAAAAGATGGCAAGAAATTTACAAGTAAACTAGAAGGTTATTCAGAAGCAACTAGAATGAATCAAGTTGATAAGAGACCTATTGTAATGGTTGACTTAACTTTTAATAACAAGTTTTATACAGATGTGCCAATTGGTTTAACAACTAAAGATTCAAGAAGCACATTTTTAATTAATAGAGATTTATTGACTAGATTTAAAGTCAATGTAAATCCAAATAAAAAGTTTGTTCTTTCACATTGGATTGAACGAACTGATGGCAATGATACAAGAGGAGTAAATTTACCATTAGAAAAAAGATAGTAGTTGCTTTACAACATAAGTCAATTATGTTATAATAATTATAATGAAAAGGAGTGAATATGGCAAAAAATCATCAATCAGATAATCCACTATTTAAAGCATTAGTTAAAAAATATGAATCAGATATAGCAAGCGGATTTGCTACTATGATAGTATATTTTGATAGTTCCGTCGGCATAGGCGAACATCCACAATTCATAGAAGAAATGGATAAACAACTTGAAAAAATATCTAACGCTGAAGAAAAGTTAGTAACCTTAAATAAACATTTTAATAATACACAAATATAATATATGAAATTCTATACTTCGGTATTGCCATTTCGTGGCAGACTATTGGTGCGTGGTGTAAATCACGATGGTAGTCATAAGAAGTTTAGAATAAATTATAAACCATCCTTGTTTGTCCCATCACAAAAAGAATCAAAATATAAAACACTAGACGGTCGTAATGTAGGCAAGGTTACATTTGATAGTATACCTGACGCCAAGAAATGGATTGACGAGTATAAAGATGTAAGTGGTTTTGAATACTTTGGTAATACAAGATATCAATATCCTTTTATTGCAGATCAATTTCCTGACAAAGTAAATTGGGATATAAAACAAATAAGAATATTAACGCTTGATATTGAATGTGAAAGTGAAAATGGTTTTCCTAATTCAGACGAAGCAACTGAACCTTTAATATCAATAACAGTAAAAGAACATACAACAAAAAAGATAATTGTTTTTGGTATGAATAATTTTGTAAATGATAGACCAGATGTTCGTTTTATAAAATGTCCTACTGAAAGAGAACTAATAGAAAAGTTTAAACAGTTTTGGTTAGAATATAATCCTGATGTTGTCACTGGTTGGAATGTTAAATTTTTTGATATGCCTTATCTTATGAATCGTTTTAGAAGATTAATGGGTGACGAATATATTTTACATTTTAGTCCTTGGGGAGTTGTATCACAACAAAGTGCTAGAATAACTGCTAAAGGTTTTCAAAAAGAACAAAACTATTGGGACATCATGGGTGTTGCTATATTAGATTATCTTGACCTATATCGTAAACATACATTTGTTAGGCGTGAAAGTTATAGACTAGATTATATAGGTGAAGTAGAACTAGGCGAAACTAAAAACGAAAATCCTTATGATACATTTAAAGAATTTTATACAAAAGATTATCAACAATTTATAGAATATAATATCCAAGATGTTGAACTAGTTGATAAGTTAGAAGACAAAATGAAACTAATTGAATTACACTTGACTATGGCCTATGAAGCAAAAGTAAATTATCAAGATGTCTTTGGTCAAGTCCGTATGTGGGATACAATTATATTTAATCATTTAAAATCTAAAAATATTGTTGCACCAACAGTTGGCGAAAGTAAAAAGTCTTCTAGTTATGAAGGTGCTTATGTGAAAGATCCTGTTGTAGGATTTCACGATTGGATTGTAAGTTTTGATTTAAACAGTTTGTATCCACATTTAATTATGCAGTACAATATATCTCCTGAAACTATGGTTGGTTATGAACCTAATAGAGTCAATGTAGAAAATATGTTGAATCAAAAATCTGATTTATCTGACCTAGATACAAGAACTATCACTCCCAATGGTGCTTTATTTAGGACAGATAAGCAGGGTTTCTTACCTGAACTTATGGACAAACTATACAAAGAACGAGTTATCTATAAAGATAAGATGGCAAAGGCAAAAGCATTGTATCAAGAAACTGGTGATGAAAGATTAAAGAATGAGATATCTTCTAATTACAATATACAGTTATCAAGAAAGATTGCTTTAAATAGTGCCTATGGTGCTATCGGTAATCAATACTTTAGATACTTTGATGTAAGACACGCTGAAGGTATTACTATGGCAGG